TCAAAGTCAGTGCCATCTGTGCAAGCGTAAAATGTCGTATTGCTATTGCCTACAGAACCAAAAGTCTCAAAACCAGTAACGGCACCTGCAAGGGTATATGTACCCGTGCCAGTTGTCGTGGTCGTTTCCTTTACTCTGTCAGCAATAACTAAAGCCATTTTACTTCAACTCTATAGAAAGGTTGCCTGTGTTGATGCGGAATATATCCCCAGAGGCTATGGTCTTGTTTGCGTCCAAAGCACCTACAAACAGGATGTTTCCGCTACTTGATGCGTCTGCAACAAAAACGTGTGTGATAATATCATCTCCGCCACCGCCCGAAGCAGGAAACTCAACATTAGCAGCATTTGTCGCTGTCTGTGTGTCTGTGCTAACAGCAGGGACTGTCCAGCCAGAAGCCTGCACTTGCTGTCTTGCGTAATTGGTAAAGTCTGCCTCAGTAAGAGAGCCTGTTTCAATACTGCTAACTGCCGTGGCTAGACCCACATAAATACTGTTTCCGGGAGTTGCAAAACTCTCCGTATTGTTTTTAAACAGAAACTGCAATATCGCATGTTCTGTATAGTTGGTTGCTGCATTTGAAGTTGCCATCTTTTACTCCTTATGTACGGGGTCTATCCGGCAAACCCCTGCGATACGCATCGCTGTTTTCTCTGGCCTCCGCCAGATCTTTGATTCTACTTAACGCCTCATTAAATTGCTTTTCATAAACACCTAGTAAATCTTGTTCACCTTTCATAAAAGTATATGCTTCGACTAAAGACCCGTAAAGCATGGCATTTGGAGCGTTTTCACTTAACCATGTATTTCCTGAATCTGCACCTGCTGTTAAAGATGTAGGTCTGTAATAATAGTGAAGTTCAACCGCATAATTAGAATTAGGAGTAGGAGCTACAATAAAATTGTCAACATCAAAATATGCGTAGTATTTAGGAACCCCTGTTGTGGCTGAATTTGGGCCATATTCTTGAATAAAATTTACATCTTTTTGTAATAAAAATTCTTTGGAACTACTGTTAGTAATCGACATAGAAAAAGAAGCTAAATAATCAGTAGGAACTGAAATATAAGGATCATTTTGCGATAGGGATGACGTAGCGTTTTTACGAAAAAACTCTAAATCTACAAGTTTAAAGATACGCTGTTCCGCGTTTTTAATAAACGTAGGTAAGTTAGTTACAAACGAAGTTTCAGTATTCTCCGTGTAATCTTGTATCGCGGTCTTCAACTCTGCATAAGTGTACGACATCAAGCAATCCTTATAATCGCATTACTAGCATCCGCTGTAGGTATTGTTATTGTAAAAGTTGATGAGGAGGATGACTTGTCTGAACCAAAGTCAAACACCGCCACGGCTTTATTAGAAGCACTAGAATTGTAAATCAAAGCTCCTCTAGCTGTAAGTGTAGAGCTAGAAAAAGAAACATCATCAAAGTCAATAAAAGCCGTAGTTCCGCTCGTGTTTACACTCACATTAGCAAGAGTGGCCCCACCTGCGCTATACCCCGTTCCACTTATCTCATAAGAAGAAGAATACGCCGTGGTGCTTGCATTAAGAGTTGCACTGTTAGTAAATAGGGCTATCTTAAAGGTGTGACTGCTAAAATTATGCACCGCTTGAAAAAGTTCACTTTTAAAAGAAGTGCATAAAAAATTTCCGTTAAAGGCCATCGTATACTCCTATGGCGTGTTTGCCGTTCCACCCATTCCACTGTGATTGGTGCAGTAATAATACAGTGTCGGAGCCGAAGCGGCTACTGTTATCTGGACGTAAGCTCCAGAGCTACCCGGAGTGCCTGAAGTGCTTACACCCGTAGTGTACTCAGATCCCCCTCCATGTGTTCCGTTTGCTGTGGTTGAAAACCTTAATGGATGACCAGAGTTGCTACTATCAGATTGATCAAATCTGTACGTGGAACCCTCGTTCAATGTCAAGGTCGGGCTAGCTCCTGAAAGTCCCGCAATGTAATACTTGTTGCCAGAACCGTAGGAGTTAGTTCCACTAGCTACCGTAACCGTGTATACTGTTATGGATAAGAAGGATACAGAACCTACCGCACTAGTTCCAGCTACACCTGTTAAAGTCACACTTGCAGAAGCTATATTAGAAGCTGTTACGGTTCCAACTGCACTGGTCCCTACAACTCCTGTTATAGAAACCGTTGTTGGTGATCCGGGCGCAACTCCTGTGACAATCAAAGACCCCACAGAAGATGACATGAATGGAACTGGTATGAACTCTAACGTATCAGTATTAAAGGTTGGAAATTTAACGTCTACAGGGATTATGTTATTTGTATCTGGTCTTGGATCACGCAAGGCCTCTGCATCTACTGCTCTACGAACAGGCTGTATTTGAGGGTGTTTTGGCTCATATTCATCTTTGCCCACCAGTGAACCATTCCATTCTTTTCTCATGTCACGTAAACGATATCTGAAACCAGATCTATCTGATATTCCAAATGCGTCTTTGCCAACAGCAAACCTGCCCATCATCCTACCCTATAAAATTGTAAATTAGGACTGACGCTAAATGAGGCTCTATCACGATCTTCTGCCTGTGCTTTATCAAACTCCTCATCATATATTGTTTTTAAAACTTGTATTCTCTCTGGTGCTTTTTTAATTGACAAATAGTAAGCTAATCCAGCCGCTAAACATGGATAAAATCTAAAGGGAACATCTACAGTGTTAGTGAAAGTATCAGCATCATCAATTCTTGTTAAACAATCGAAAACAAGTGTATCTGTGCTGTTTTCAGGCGTAGGCCATAATTTTATTACTGGTGTTATTTGACGATCAATAAAAAATTGAGATGGCCTTGATTGTGTTGTTTTAGAATTTATGACTAAATAAGCATCTCTACTTATTCTTGTCATCGCTAAGTCAGAGTTACTACGGCGTACAACCATAGACAACACATCAACAACATCAGTTCCTAAATTATAACTAGATGTGCCTTGTGTAACAGTTTGTGTGCGTTGTGCAATTGTCCACTGATTAAGACCACGATTCGCCCAATCTGCAAATAACAGATTGAGCGATCTTTTTGCAGTCTTTAGGTCATAACCAGTGCGGACTTCCAAACCACAACGCTCAAAAGCTTCTTCAATGTAATCACTTACATCTAGCTCAAAATCGGTTGACCCTGAAACAGTCATTACTTCTTAACCTTGCCACCACGCATCATGCCCATGGCTTTACGAGGCGAGACATTCCCACCACCACGCATCATGGCTGCTTTTTTAGCTGCTCCACCATTTTTCATGCGTTTTGGTATGGCTGCACCTCCACCTCTCATGCGTTTTACTTTTCCACCATTTCTCATTCGCTTCATTGCTGCTTTCTTAGCACCCGGCATTTTGCTGTCTCCTATACTCATATCTACGGTTTAAGATTAATTTTACATAATCTTCTGGCTCATAGTTTTCGTAGTATCCCATTTTTTCTAGCTTTTGACTAGCGTCATCTAACTCTGATAACTTCTGCACAAAAACCATCGTAAAGTTGGTTTGAAACGCTAACACCCAAACGTCTAATTCATTTATTGAAAACCAGTCATTTAAAGCCATACAAGCAGATTCAACCTGTTCATATGTTTGATTAGGCTCCTCTTGTGTGCATATTACAACAGAGTAACGTGAGTCAAAATCTTTAGACTGTTTAGCAACCTCCTTCCATAAATCATCACCACATTCAATAATTTTTAACTTATTGTCCTTAAACGCTTTTTTTGCAAAAGGACATGGAGCAAACCCTGCACCGGGGTCCACAACGCTAAGATCTGTCATTATCCAATTTTCGATAATGTCCGTTATTTTTTCTTTCTTTTCAATGATTGCACCCTTCTAGGCTTTCCTGCTGGTTGCCCTAGCCTCTTCTTTTGAGATATACGACTTCTTTTTTCTGCTGAAGTCATTTCTTTAGTTGTTTTAGGAGTTTTGCTGGAAACTCTTTTAGAGGGGCGACAATATGGAGTACCCCGTTTTTCACCCTTCTGACGGCCACATTTCTTACCCGTTCTGACATCCTTCCAGTCTTCTTTAAACCACCTTTTAAGTGCCAAGCCCTTTTTCGTCTTGCGTACTGCCATTGCTTATTCCCTCGACTTTCTGATTGCATCTAATGTCTCACGAACAGTAGGTGGCTTCTTTTCATTAGGTTCATATTTGCACTGTATTTCCTTTGGAAAATACTCAATCGGATCTAACCAAACACTGTCAACAGTATTATTAGCGCCATGATATATGCAAACACGCTGATCGTCTATTATGTCACAACCCTTGAGTCTACATATAACATACTCAGGCGTTGCCACAGCTTTTGCGATTGTGCCTCTTAGAAAAACAATAAAACCAAGCAATAAACATATGCCAAAAACACCCATCATAATCCAAGCAACGATCTCTACAAACTTGCGTCTGCGTTGCCTTTGGCGATACAAAGTTTCTTGGCGAGATTTTCTGATTGACCCTTCCATACGAACCAATTCGTCCCATTTGGATTTGCCCATGGTCAGACCAATCCACTGTTGCAACTCTCTACGTTGCGCCTCTGCTTTTTGTTTAGCAGCAAAAGCCTCCATGGCTTCCTGCTCAACCGATTTTCCAGCAAAGAGCTTCTTGAATATGGGTGGATTTTTGGCTTCTTTTTCTAGCATGTCTAGGTCGCTGAGTGCGCCCATCCATCTGCCAAGATCAGATGCCATGCTCTCTATATCACGACCTATGGCAAAACCTTTTTTTATTGCAGTAAAGGCGGCAGACGCCGTTGCCATAGCAGAAACAGGATCCATTTTATCTTCTTTCTGTTATGAGTATTTAGTGGCCTTTCGCCTGTTACTCATCACAGCACCACAACCTCTAGCAACATTAGGATTACTAGATGGTCGTTTTGCCTTGTTAACTGCCCCTCCGTTAACCATTCTTACCACACCACCAGCAGCTTTCTTTTTGGCCTTCTTTTTTTTACCACCAGTGCCATAGTTAGCAGCACCTACCTTTCGGCATTTTGCGATAGCCCCTGAAGCATATGCGCTCGGAAAAACTCTGTAACGAGCCTTAACCTTATGATAACAAGCGTCTTTAGGCATTTTTCCTGCTCCTTCTCAGTGATTCTTTGCCCTTCTTAAAAATATCCACAACTTGTTTTTTGCCCATTACTTTAGCCCTTTGCTCTGCAACTGTTAAAATTTGTATCTTTCTAGCAAAAGGTTTGTTTATCTTTTTAACTTTAGCCACTGTGGCTCTAGCATCTGTTGGAGTTGCAAACTTTATACGAACAGTGTCTTTTGGGTTTTCATCAGTATAAAGCCGTCTGCCACTACCTTTAGGCTTTTTTCCTGTTCCTACTTTTGGGTCTGCTCTTTTTCTCGACATTCTTTATTTTGCCTTTATTTTTTGTTGCATAAAAAACTTTTTCCCCCGTTTTTGATCCATACTGCTTTTTCATAGCAGTCATTATTTTTTTACCTTTTTTTGTTAGAGGCATTTTTCTTCTTCCCAGCGCAATAAGCTCTCTCACTAAAACCACGAGGACGTTTGCAATTTACAGATCGTTTTCTTTTAGAACTCCACTTCTTCTTTTGAGGAGGCTTACTAACTTGTTGCCTCATCTGTGAACGGCCCATGACCATTAGAACAATTGTTCCATACCAGCCGCTGCTACTATTAAAATGGCAATACCCCATAGTCTAGTGTCAAGTCGCTTTAACTGATCTTGTATATCAGCGTAGCGCTTGTCACATGACTCTTCATGCTTTTCTAATTGCTTCAATACATCTTCAGGGGTCATTAGCACTTCCATCTTCTACGAGCCTGTCTTAGACGGCTGTTAGGATTTTTTGCAGCCTTTGGAAATTTTTTCATTTGTCCAGCAGATCTAGCACAAAAAGATTTACGCCGCTTTGCAGCAGCACTACCTTTTTTTACTTTGCCAGTTACCGCCGTTTTTAACTTAGAGCCGGGATTTGCCCGTCTATACGCAGCTACCCCGGCCTTAGTCATTCCCGCCCCCTTTTCTGTGGGGCGGAAATTCTTTTTATTACGCGGAGGCATCTTCCCTTTGGAACTAGCCATTGTTGTCTCTACGACAAGAAAATAGTTAATTGATTACTAGAACCAGTGAAAGCAGAAACAAACGCACCGCTCGTAGCAAGAATGCCGTCATCTGGAATATTTAAATGGTGCATTCCTGTGGGAAAAGTCTGCGTAATCAAAGTTTCACCAGAAGCACTACCATTTTTAATCGTAAAGGCACCAGCCGCATCTGCAAAAATTACAATTTGACGAATGCGAGAACGAGCCGGACCTACAACAGCAGCAGAATCTCCTTGGGCGTGGTTAAAGGCTCTTACTGGACCAGCCATATTTGCCTCCTATTAAGATGCGTCTGATGAACTAGAAATCCCAAAGAATTTTAGAACAATCACTGTATCTCCACCGGGATCCCCCGAAACAACAACCTCTACTTCATCCGCTGTTTCTGTCGCCGCAGTAGTCGTTCCACCTGACATGCCTAAAACACCGTTACAAGGGAAAAATCCTTTGAAACCAGTTGAATTTACAGCAGCAGAAATTCCATCAACAAACCCATCTGTATCAGCATCTGTGCCAATATCTACAAGGTTCACAGAGTTAGCAGCGGCTGTAGTCACAGCGACCATAACTCCCATGGGTATAAAGTTAGAAGGAATACCTATAGCAGATTCTTTTCCTGTCGTAGCACCGTTTGCAACTGTCACAGTTGCAACGTATGTAGACAGTGTCATCTCACTAGTAAGAGAACCAATCGTAGAACTTTTGATGATATTTTTAAACCCGTTTTCAGAACGGACTGGACCTGAAAAGGTACTATTAGCCATTTGCATCTCCTGTCTTGGCTAGTGTCAGACTCACAATGAGTCTGTCAGGGATGAAAAAACTATACAATAAAAAAGGGCGACTGTGAAGCCGCCCTTTCTTTCAGGGGGATTGACCAATCTCGCTCGTAAGCATGGGGATCAACCTCGTACCTGATTTTTTTATTATGCACCCGGTGAACCGAATACGCAACGTGGATCTGAGAATCCAAAGCTGTAACGCTCACGAGCCTTAAACCGCATGTTACCAGTATCGAAGTCAGCTTCCATACCAGTTGACATTGGTGTACGCTCAAAGTGCTTGAAGCCGTTAGGCGCATCCGTCTTGATAAAGAAAGCATCTGTATCAGTCAGGAAGTGATTAACGGTGTAGCCTTCAGGAAGCATACCCATGTTACGCATAGCATTTACATCATTGTCTGATGTGCTTGGGCGTAGAGTTGACTCAAGAAGACGATCAGCAACGAATTGAAGCTGTGGTGGAATGATTAGCTTCATACCACGAAGTGCAACAATCATGCTACGCTCATCAACAAATGTTGAGATGTCAATGAGAGCATTTTCAAGTGATGTCTCATTAAGATCAGCAGCGGTTGATGGCTCGTTACGAAGAGTTCCACCACCAGCTAGTGGGTGATCAGTAGCGCAAAGCTCCTTACCATCTCCACCTGTAAAGCTGCTATTGAACGCATTGTTCAAAGTTGCAGCAGCTTTAACCTGCTTTGTGTGGGCCATTGAACGAGCAAGAGCCTTTGTATAACGAGCGCCAAGGCGGTCGTAGAGGTTATCTTCCAAGGCCTCCTCTGTCAGCGCGAAAGCAAGAGCAATTGTCTCATGCGTATAACGTGCTGTGTATGCCTCAGAAGCTGAGTCAAAAACGACTCCAGCACCTTCTGATTTGGTGTTTGCATTACCAAAACCGACCAACATCACTTCTTCTTCAAATGCACGATCTGAAGCTTCTGTGTCGTAGATTTCAGCATGCTCGGCATCGTAACGTTCATATTCCATTCCGAATAGAACGTTGAGGCCGGGTTCTAGCTCTTTCGCTAGTTGTGCGCGAGA